CCTGCGACCCTTGACCCCCGACTCGTTGAGGTAGTTCTCTAGGTCTGTCTCAAACTTAGTACCTTTGACTTTATTGTAGGTACTCATCAGTCTATGTCCTTGATCTGCATGGTAGCGGGGTGGTAGTCCATCCACACCGCAGTCTGACCTGACCCGTCAGCAGGACCGTAACGGTTCTTGACTGCTGCGGCTGCCATCATGTTCGGTTGGTCGGACGACAATGTGACCACGAGGCTAGGAACCTGGGCGATCTTGCCATGCAGTGACGAGCGTGGAGGACACGGGTAACCTTCGTACCCCTCAGATGTGTGATGAAGAATTAGGAACGCTGCCCCTGTGTCACGACTCCACCACTTCACTTCCCGCATCAAGGATCGGAGTGAAGAGAACTCATCTCCGCTGTCGTGAGTAACATCCACGGCGTTATCAACTACCACCAAGGATGGGTTCTCGCCCATCAACTCACGGTACACATTAATTTCGTCCTCAAGGTCAGCCAAGGTAGGCGATGCGTCAAACATCCAACGGATGTGACTAGCGTTCTCCTTGAGCATAGCGGTGGCCCAATCGGGATCACTTTCGATTCGTTCCTCAACCACGCTTTGCTGCATACCTGTACACATGGCAAGGGAGCGAATAGCCATCGTGGATTCGTGACTGTCGGCACTGGCATACAGGGTGGGAACTTGCGCTCGCATGGCGATAGCCAAGGCCACCGTAGACTTCCCAGCACCGGGTGGGCCAGCAATCATGCTGACCTCACCACGGCGTATGCTGATATGGCTATCCGACCAGGACTTGAACGGAAGGGGGATGACCGTCTTGCCCTGATCTATGTGGCGAATAGCCCTATCAAGCAATCTCATGCTGCGAAGTTATTCCACTCTGGAGTGCCACGATTGATGAACTCCGGCTTGCACTGACCCGGCGTGTCCTTGGGTGTCGGGCAGAACCAACCCTTCCACGGGCCTTTGGCGCTGCTACCAGTCTTAGGAACCATCTCACCGTGAGGACACTGCTTAGTGGTGGCTGTTGCAAATGCAGTGGGTGCAGCCGGTTCAGCAGCGACGGGTACTGCGGCAGGGGCAGCGGTCGGTGCTGGTGTCTGTGCGACATTGCCGACAGCCTTAGCCAAAGTGAGCAGGTCGTAGCAGGACTGCAAGTCGTCCTTGGCTCTCTCCAACTCGTCAACAAACTGATCGTGCGTATCGGCCTGGATGGTACGCAATGCGTCACCCACCTTGACCGTCAACTTGTGCATGGGTTCACTACTCATCATTTCTCCAAATCACTATCAAATTGCGGGATGTATTCAGTTGAACCGTGAGCATAGCAGAACTGCCTGACACCACAGTAGCCACACAGGATTCCAACACTGGGAACAAACACGCCCATCTGTATGGCTTTCGATACGTCACGCATCCAACGTTGCACCATCGGGATGGGGTACTTATCTAGGTCGTGCACCGAATCAAGTTTGCCTTCCCGACCCATCCAGTATGCACCGTATCGTGGCGAGGTAGCAAACTGCTCCTGTAAGGCCATGCGATACATCGCTAACTGTAAGGCTGCGGCGGGAGGCTTACCCGTTTTCAGATCCACAACGATTGTCTCGTTGGTTTGCTTGTCCACAAACACGCGGTCAATGTATGCCTTCATCGTTATGTCACCTGGCAGATTTACGGACACACCCAACTCAATCGCTGGCACGCCCTCAGGGGTATGCCAAATCTCAAGGTTCGGGTTGTTCATTCGCCAGTTGTAGTAGTTGTGCACCATCCGTGGGCCTTCGGATAGCCACCAAGACTTGTCCTCACCACCCGGCATCTTCTTGGTCTTGCGACCAGATGCACGCCAGTTGCCGTTGGGTGCTTTGGCTTCCTCTTCGTCAAGGGTGCGCCTAAAGGCTTCCAGACCTGCGTCGTAGGCTGCCTGACTCATCGTCTTTCCTCCAGCAGTTGATGATCTATTGCATCAGCCGCTGCATGCACAGATGTGCCACCCGCAAAGAACCATGCAGGATCTTCTGGAACCTGGACGATCTTCGTGAGCCTGTACTTCTCGCCACACTGAAGCCACGTTGTCATCTGACTGTGGCTTAGGTAGCCCGGTGTATTTTCCATGCTGGGATTATGCACACGACACGCCCACTTGTCAACGACCTGTCAGATGGTAGTGTTGCTCCTGCGCGAGAGCGTGGGGCAGAAACTCCATTTGACGGGCGACGGCACATGCCGGACCTGAGAGGGTGTTTCTCCTACCTGCTACGATCTTGAAATCGTGGGGGGTAGGGGGGCATTTCTCTTTTTCAGGGTTCCGGCAGGGAGCGAGCCTTAGGCGAGCGACCAAAGAAGGATAATGGGTATGGATAGGGGTTGTAGGACAAATCCCTAAAACAAATTCTAAGACGACGAAAAAGCCCCCCAACCATATATGGTCAGGGGGCTAATTCTAAGCCGTCTACGGCCCTTAAAAGGCTGATTTCGGGGGGGTAAATTGGGGGGTTTTGACTAGGCCACGGACCCTCTATCCAAGTTCCGTTGCCAGATTTTTGCCTGCTTACGACTGGTAGCCAGAATTGGCAGGGGCCAAACCTTCCTGTCCGTTTCGGCATGTTTTGTGAAAGATATGTGGATATGGTGGTAATGTCCCCATTGTCCCTTTCGCCACTTCCACCATGTGGAACGGTAAGTGCCTGAGGTAAGCCTACCCTCGTACACTACATACTTCACACGGTCGTGACCAGGCAAAGACGAGGCGGCATACAACCTCAGTTGGTTAGCCAACTTACGGGCATTACGACCATTACGCCACACGCCCTTCTTGCCCATGTTCTCGTCAATGTCCAGCGCATGAACCCAGCCGTTCTTGTCGGGATTATGGTCCGACTTACGGGTACTGTGGGCACGGTCACCAATCCAACCGTCCGATTTTCGGTCACGCCTAGGCCATTTCCGGTCAATCTGACTACGGAGTTTTACCCCGCCAGGAACCAACTTAGCCATCGTGCCGCCCAAAGCGGTCGTTCTGCCCATTCAGCCAGTCAATCAAGACCACCACAGCAGGCGGGATAGCCACGACTAGGACTGGAGGCCAGCCAAAGTCACCAACATTATCAACTACCCAAGTCAAGCCAGTAGCAGCAAAGACCTTGAGTGCAACACCTACGGGATGATCGTTGATGAAAGACATAAAATCTTTCCACGAGTTATTCATACAGATTCTCCACATCTTCCTCTAGCGCCTCTACCTCATCTTCAAGTTCGATGAGTTCTTTCTTAACCTGCTGCATGTCAGCACACAGCCGGTCAACCTTTATGTGCAAGTCTGGTAGGGATTTACCACCGTTAGCATCTGGGCTAATTTGATAGGTAGCCAACTTGATCTGAGTGCGAATCCACCAGCCCAGGCCAGTCAGGATGATAGTAAGAATAGATAGCACACCCAGTGTGATGCCGACGAGTTCCCCGAGACTCATGGCTACACGATTCTCAGAAGGGCAGTAGCAATACCACCGACACCACTGACACGGTTAGTGGGAGGTGTCATGCGAGTGAACGACACTCTCTCCACATACACAGTCGCTGCCTCACCCGTCGTAAAGTCACGCCACTGCACCACAACAGAGTCCTCTTCCAACTGCTGCAACTTCTGCAATGTATCCCACGCGAAGCCGGTGCGACCAATCTTTAGGCCCTTGCGGTCAGTAACGAAGTCGAACAGCATAATTGGAACAGATAGGAGTCTGGTACGCTCCGGTGCTGGAACTGCACGCAACTGGTAGCCAATCAACTTGGCTGTCTCTCCTGTAGCAGTATCTTTTTGCAGATTAAAGGCAAGGTAAAGATTGGGTTCTGGTGACGGTGCAGCAACATTCAACTTACCAGTGATATCGTTATTCTCACCACTACCAATAATTGCTAACGACCAAGTTGACGGTGACCCCTCTTCCGTCGTAGATGCGTAAGCGGTAGAAGTCCCTGCAAACCCAGACTTACTGAGAAGTCGGATATCTCTCCAACCCTTTTTCTCCACCGTACCCAAACGAATGCGACCAGTCTCTATCCAGCCACTATCCACGAACGTGTCTTGCTGCTTAAACACCCCACCGTCCGTGCCCGTGACGCAAAACCAAATCTTGTCGTCGGAAGTGGTGACGCTAACAGCATTCCCAGTGGCAGTAGAAGAAGATGGGATGGTTAGGTCTGCCGCATGAGCAAAGTTCAGGGGGTTATTGTTAAGGGTCTGACCCAAGTCGATCCTGAATAATCCAGCCCTCTGCGTGCGGTCACCCGCGTTACCCTTGTCGCGTGTAGTGACGTATACAAATGAACCAAAGGCCACAGCGTCATCAACGGGAGCATCGGTGACCACCAAAGGGCCAATAGTCAAAGATCCGTCATCGTTAATGGACGCAACCCGAACACCATTAGTGGTTCCGATAATCAAGAAAGACCCGACATACGAGTACATTGACAAGATATCTTCACCGCGAGGCATCTCCGCTACGATCACAGGCTGAGACAAGGTTGTCGTAGTAGCCGTAGTGCTGATACCGATGCGGTAAATAGCGGAGTTCTCTAGACTGTACCCACTGACGTAAATGCTCGTAGGCCCATCAGCGAAGTCAGTCCACTCCCAGTCACTGTTGGGGTGAGAAAATAATGCAGTCGGAAGCGACGCTGAAGAAGGTGTCAGGTCAGTAATCTCGTGAATATCCACGCCATCGGCGTACATGACACGAGACTTGATCCACCTAATCAGCGTGTAGGATGGTGTGGACTTGTTGTTATATATAAGAGTTCCCGTGCCGCTAGGCAGATCACCACGGTAAATGCCAGTATCGTTCGACACAAGGTAGTACTGGCCCGTGTCAGTCATAGAGCCGATGTTCCCCGTGCCACCCCAGGTAACTGCCGTCGCTGTTCCGGCGTTATCTATGTAAGTAAGGACTGCATCTTCCCGAAAAAGGATACCCGTCTGAACACCAAGAACAGACATATTGGTAGCCGACGATGAATGTACGCTTGCCGTTTCGTGCAGCAGGGTCAACTCACCAGCAGTCCAAGGATTTACCCCGCCGCCCTCTTTGTAACGAAACTGCGATTCCTCTTCATTGGCCTCAAGCGGTTCGGCAGTGCTTAATCCAGAGCCGTAATGCCATGATGGTTGCGAACGAACCCAGTAACCAGAGTCAATTGACTGCTCACCGGGATTACGCTCAGTGTCAATTCGCTGCCTGCGGAAGTCTGCGGTTTCCCTAACAAACGGGTTCTGTTGACTCGTACCCAACAAGAATGTCAGGTCGCCAATGGCACAATCCCAGTTAGTTGAGTCCGGTGCATTGACCTGACCGACACCAGAAACAGTAGAGCCAAACGATAGATCCTCTACTACATCACTGGTTACATCAAAATCAACCACTACTTATCCAATCTGGGTATAGGTAACCCCCCGCACCTCACACATGCGGGGGGTTGAGTTAGTTGGGTTTACGAGTTGGCGTAGCCGTAGACGGTCACAGGATCGTGGCTACCTCGTCAGCGGTGAGGCCAAGAGCCTGCAACTTCTCTAACGCTGACGCTCTCGCAGCCTCCCGCGCCGCCTTCGCCTGCTCTTCAGCCGCACGCTGCGCTTCAGCAGCAGCAATATCGGCCTCGCGTTGTGCTACTTCCTCAGCGGTGGCGAGGCGTTCCTCTGTCCTACCGTCGGGGTAGGTGGTGGTGATGGTCCACGGTTCCATGATGTTTCCTTACTGTGAGAGGCCGTAAATGGTGAGTGTCCACGGTTCCATGATGTTTCCTTACTGTGAGAGGCCGTAAATGGTGAGTGCGCCGGTAATGTTGTTTGCGCTTGGATACAAAGTGAAACCGTCATAAGCGGTAGACAACGAGTGTGTGCCTGCGTATTCCGTAATCGTCGCATCATTGTAACTCTGCACGCTAATGGACCTATACGCTGTTGGCTGTGCCAACGCAGGACCGTAAAGGTAAGTGTGAAAGCCTTGCGGTAAGGTGTTATTAAAACTACTCCACCGACTTGATGTTGCACCTGTTTGTCGGGAACTTGTTACATTAGTTCCTTCGGCTTCAAGATATTGTCGTGCGTAATTTGCTCCGGTTGCATCCGAGCCGCCGACTCGCCAACGATGCGTAATGGCGCTGCCAGATGTTGCAACGGAACCGCGCACCACCACTAGGTAGTTGTCGTGAGTTGCCGAGAATACACCATTCACACTCACGCTCGTCGCCGCCGTGAACACCACCTTCGCGCCAGTCAACGACACACCAGAACCAGCAACCGACGACGGAGTAATAAGTTTCAACCCAGCAATCTCAGCCATGCCTACTCCTCATACCCAAAAACGTGAACGTTGCCGGTGGCGGCATTGGTGTCTTGATAAAACGTAAGTCCGTCATATGACGTAGACAGCGAATGAGTATTTGCGTTCTCATAAATGCGTGCGCTGCTGTTTCCATCAACATTGACTGATCTGCCTGCTGTTGGCTGCGCTAACGCTGGTCCATAAAGGTGGATGTGACAACCGTTCGGAGCCGTTGCACTTAGATAATTGTAAACGAAATCGTCAGCACTACTAGAGCGTCCACCAGTCACACTTGACCCGTTTACGTTGATGTGCTGCGTCGTGTAGTTGCTGCCAGTAGCATCAACACCACCTACCCTGTACCGCAATCTTCCAAAATCGCTAGTACCCATGGTTATCGAAACAACGACTAGGTAGTTGTCGTGGTCACCCGTGAACACACCATTCAACGACAACGAAGTCACCGCCGAGAAATCCACACCACCATCAGCGTTGATCGTTGCACTCGTACCGCTGTGCGCGATAGAGGTGGGTGTCATGCTGACAAGACCATCACCAGCAGCCATTACGACCTCACCCCATAGACTTGAAGAGCGCCTGTCACAGTCGCAGCCGAATTGGTTAGAAACGTGAAACCGTCGTAAGACGTAGACAAAGAATGTGTTACGGCATACTCAATAATTCTGGCTCCACCACTTTCACCAACAGAAACCACGCGAGAAGCAGTAGGCTGCGCCAAGAATGGACCGTAAAAATAAAGTCCATCACCATTTTGTAACGAAGGACCAAACAAAAAATTATTGGCCTGCGTTTGGCTTGTGTATCTTGCCGCACTCACAGCCGTAGATTCTGCAACCAACTCTTGCACGGTGTAGTTAGAGCCACTCGCATCGCTACCAGACGCACGCAACCTATAATACAAGTTTGTGTTAGTGCTAGAGGTTCCACGCACACTCACAACATAGTTGTCGAAGTCAGCCGTGAAACACCCATTCAACGACAACGACGTAACCGCTGTGAACGTCACCTGACCATTGGTGAGAGTCGCTGACGTACCAGCATGAGTGATCGTGTAGTCAGTCAGAAGCACCATGCCGGGAGCGTTCGCAGTCCACACCGAATCCGAACCCAAATACAAAGCCGCAACCTCAGACGACCCCAAACGAATCGCATCAAGCGCAGTCGAAACAGCCACTCCGATCAGCCCACAATGACATACAGGGTCGTCGCGTCAGGTGTCAAAGCGTCATACTCCGCCTGCGTCACCTCAACAACATCCGTCACCGACCCGTCACTAGCAACCTTGTCAGCGACAGCCGCCGTCACTTCCGCATCCGTGGCAAGCGACTGACTGCCGAGGTCAGCGAGATTTCTTGATCGTGTCATTACTCTCCCTTAGCCGATGCGGTAACGAACGATGACGATTCCGTCGGAGCCGTAGCCACCCTTATGGTTGCCGCCCGTGGCCCAACTGCCAGCAGCCCCACCACCGCCGCAACCAAATCCGGTGGCGTTATTGCCGTCACCGCTATTTCCAATCTGCCCGTCACCGCCGCCACCTGTGCCGCCAGTTCCTCCGACCGCTGACCCGGCTGATGCATTTGTCACCGTGACACCGCCAGCACCGCCAGCAGCAAACCCGCGAAGCGTTCCATCAAAACGAAGTTCGATGCCGTCGCCGCCGTCACCGCCCTTGAGGGTTAACAGATCGTTGTACTGCGGCTTGCCGTCGGTTCCCGGCCCTGAGTAGCCGCCGCCGCCACCGCCGCCCCCGATAATGCCGTAGCCATCCCCATTCGGGGTATGCCCAGAAATCGTTGTAATGCTTGCCGTATCAATAGGCGATGCGTTGCCGCCCTGATTCCCTTGGCCCGACGTTCCCGTGCCGCCAGACTTGTTCGTGTTTGATCCAGATGCGCCACCCGAACCTGATCCTCCGCTGTGAACATTTCCCGACGAATTTGTGTAACCGCGTGGGGCGCAACCACCGCCAACAGCAGTTAAGGAGCCGAACGTCGAATCACCACCATGACCTATGTTCGTGTTCGTTGCTGATGCTATTTCAGGAGTTCCACCGACTCCGACAGTCAGGCTGTACGTTGAAGCGGTCACTCCGTAGGAGTATTGAAGAATCAGCCCAGCGCCTCCACCGCCGCCCCCTGCATACCCCGCGTTCGTGTTGAAGGGGGTGATGTACTGGCCTCCGCCAGCACCACCACCAGCGCACACAAGTAGGTCGATTATTCCGGCCTGCGAAAACGTGATATCAAACCCCGGCGACCCAGAGGCGTAGTTCCATTCATGCACGCGGTACGTCGCACCATTGACCGTGCCAGCCGTACCATCACCAGTAAACGTGAACGGTGTCACGCCGCCGGTCTGTGCGCTCGCATACGCCCAGTTCTCAGGGGCCAGCCCAGACGTAACTTGAGTAGAACCAAACGGGTTCTTTAGGCGATCAATAGCCATTTAGGAAATCTCCGATCCGAACAATGCGAACGTGAGGTTCGCGTTACTCGCGCTCACGCGCACATACTTGTTAGTTGCATCCAAGGTCAGACCAAGAGTGAGGCCGACCGTCTCAAAACCCGTAAGCACATCGTTACGAACGATGTACTTGCTCGTCGCTGGTTCGCCAGAGTTGGAATCCGAGATAGCGACCGTGTAGTACGCAGCCGTGTTGCTGCGGTTACAGATCGTGAGCGTGGACACGACGGCTGCCGTAGCAGACGGACAGGTGTAGAGCGTGGAGTGCTCAAACGCTGTTAGCGTGCCTGTCGCTGCTGTGCTTGCAACATCGGACGCAACAGAAGCGTAGGAAAGAGTCGTGCTGGTGACAGCGGTAACGGTGAAAACACCATCAAATGCTGCGTCAGCGGTATCCATCGCAACGCTAACCTGCTGGCCCACGCCAATAGAGTGCGAAGCACTCAACGTCAACGTAGCGACGTTGCTCGTCAGTTCTTTGTTCGTGACTGAGAGCGATGACGCGCTTGACGCTGCCTGCCCTAGCACTTTGTATGTCGTGCCCACTTAGGCTCCCATCAATAAAATTGGACTGAAACCCGCACTTGCAAGTTCCGCTTGAGTAGCAAACAACGCATCAGCCTGTGCCTGCGTGTAAGTGTTCGCCACCGAGAATGAAGCGAACGCGACCACCAACACCTCATCACCAGCGGTTGCACCGCTAGCCAGAGTCACCGTGTTCGTGGAAGTCGTATAGTCATCACCCGGCGACAACAGCACACCGTTCAGGAACACCTGAAGAAGTGCGCCCGTAAACGACAGCGATACACCATTCCGGTCATTACCCGTGAACGCTGTCTGCGAGGCCGTAGCCGTGTACTCGTAAGTGATAATCGACGCTGTTGCAGCGGCACTCGCCTTGATCCAGCCAGCACCGTCATAGACGTACATGCCGATCTGCTCCGACGTACCCGTATTTAGGTAGAACAACGCACCTTGAACCAGCGGGTCACCGTCATTGTCCACAGTCGGGGCCGAGGCTTTCGCCCCTAAGTACCTATCATCAAAAGAGTCCAACGATGAAGCGGCAGCCGCAGCAGAGTTCGCAGCACTCACCGAACTGGCAGCAGCGTTCGTCTCGCTAGTCGCAGCGTTCGTAGCAGACGTAGCGGCATTAGTCTCAGACGTTGCCGCGTTCGTTGCTGACGTAGCCGCAGCCGTAGCACTAGCGGCAGCGTTCGTCTCAGACGTTGAAGCGTTACTCTCACTCGTAGCCGCGTTCGTCGCGGAAGTCGCAGCATTAGTTTCCGACGTAGCGGCGTTAGTTGCCGACGTTGCAGCGTTAGTCTCGCTCGTGGCTGCATTCGTCTCACTCGTAGCCGCAGCGGTCGCGCTCGTAGCAGCGTTAGTGGCCTGCGTGGTCGCCTGAGTCAACTGGCTAGACATGCCCGTCTCAGCCCAGTTCTTCGTCACCGCATCCTGCGCCAACGTCGGGTCAGCAAGATCCGTGATCTTGTTCGACCCAGCATCCAAGTCGCCACCCAGCGTGGCAGAAGTCAGAGTCTTATTCGTCAGCGTCTGCGTATCTGTCGTACCCACCACGGCAGAACCAGAACCCGTGCCATGCACGTTCTCCGACGCATCCTCATGCTGACGAGACTCGCTAAAGTCACGGCCCGAAACACCATGCTCAACCTGAGCGCCAGCGGTGTGTGATACGCCAGTCGTTCCATCCACGCCACGAGTAACAGTCAGTGTCGTACCGCTACGGCTCGTCACTTCCACGATCTCTTCATTAACCGTGTCCTGGTCAATGATGAGTGTGTAGGGGGTTAGCGACGGGAAACCAGTTGCAGCCGCTACCACAACAGATGTTGCCGATGCGTTAATGTCAGAAGTCAGAGTCGTGCGCCGAGCAACTGACGAGTAATACCGAGAAACAGCCATACTTCTTCCTATCGGGTGTAGTGGCTACGGGTTGGGTAGATTCGCTGCAATCCTTTTCTTTCTTCATCCAGTCTGAGTTGATACAGTTGCAGCATGTACCTACCAAGTTGGCTAGACCCACCAACAGGTCGTGCACCAGCAGAGAAGTCAGCCTCACTTGACATGCCAGACAGGTGGGCAGCATCAAAGAACGGAACCATCCGGTATGCAGCCCCCAGTCGCACTAAGTCCTCGCAAGACCCCGGCAGTCCAGTCACCGTAGTAAACGAATCCGTATCGTTAGCGAGGACCGTAGGCTCTTTGCTGTACACAATCTTGATTGTGCGACCAGGAACAATGCCGTCATAGATGCTCAATGAAACGCCAGTAGCGAACGAGCCAGTGCTTGCGTCACGGTCTAGCGACCACCGACGAATAGGTAGCCACTCCTTGGAAGCGCCCGTGGTTTGCCACATTACAGACAAGATATCCAGCGTTCCCGCAGGTAGAGCGTAACTGTTGACAGCGCCCGTGTAAGTGACCGTCGTCTCAGCGACAGCAAACAACTCAGGGAACACTGACCGAATAGAATCGTTGATGGCCTGCTTTACCAGGAAACGAGGGAACATCGGAGATGAAATAACCCGCTCACCAGAAGCGTGGGTGGCGGCAGTAGTGCCACGGAAGCCACGACCGTAAGGAGGAACGATCATGTTCAGTGAAACATCGTCCACTGAGTCGATCATCAGAAGTTCATCACCGATTTCAACCACACCACGAGACATAGCCGAGGTGTCAGCGATCTTAAGAGTCAGGTCCGTGTCGGTAGCCGACTGCGTAAGGTATGTGGACTGATCCTGCACGGTAGTAAAACCATGCAAGTAAAGTATTGTGGAGTCAGTGATTTCACTGAACGTTGCCACTTAGACCTCCACCGTAGTTTTGTTTACAAACTTAGCCGCCTGCTTACTGACAATCATGTTTGCTGGCGGGTCACTTGATGCGTTGTAGGGACGACCAAGCAACTTAGATGCAGCCTTGGCTTCGTCTACCTTTTCTTTGGTAGTACCACCGGGCGTAATACCATGCTGCCGTGCTTCGTTAAAAGAGTTCAGGTCAGTCTTAGTCTTTTCGTACATATTCTGCAACGGACTGTTTGTGACTGCACTTACCGTTGGGTTCGCATCTTTCAGACACTCCGCGTAAGAAGAGTGGTCCTTAGTCTTGCAGCCTTCTCTACAGTTCATTCGACACTCACATAGTCGCTATACCCGGCAGCAACGACCGCCGCGTATTCGTCATCGGAAAGCACATGCCTGCGACCACCACCAAAGTAGTAGTCGGCATCGCTTATCTCATTTTGGGATGGAAATTGTGTTAAAGTTCCTGTGGTGGAAGTAATAAGTAGCGACTGCCCAACGGGTATTGAGTACCTGCTGAATAGAAAGTGGTCAGTGTAGATAGTGTCCACTGTAGGCAGTGTCAGTATGTACGCCACTTTGTTCCTTCCTTGTGTTGAGGGGTTGGGCGGGGGTCACCGCTATATGTGACCCCCACCCGAATGTCAATCTCTTAGGAGATGGACGAGGACGACTCAATGCGGTACAGAGCCTCCTGGCGGTACACGCTCCAACCCTGGAGGGAGTACCAGCCGACAGGCCGGAAACGCATCAACTTGTCAACGACCGGGCCGATAACGACACCCGGCTCAACAGCGGTAGCCTCTGCGAGAGCCTGCTGTCCACACACCGTGGTGCGGTACACAACCTCGCTAGAAGCACCGTCTGCTGCGGAAAGCGCACGCGGGGTTTCCACGACGTAAGCGCCACCGTACACGCCAGTCACAGCGTTGAGAACGTTGCCAACATTCGGCTCCGTGTACTTACGGATGTCCTCAAACGCCAGCGCACCAGTCTCTGCACGCAGGTCATGCGCGACGAGCGGGTGCATGTAAGTGGCGTAGAGTCCGTTGTCCTTCGGAACAGCCTTGCCAGCACGCAACTTGGACACAGCCTGACGCAGATCCGCGCCAGCGATAACGTCCTCCGCAGCAACCGTGACGGTGCTGGTCGGAGTGGTAGTGCCACCAGTGGCGTACAGCACGTTAGTGCCACCGTCAAGAACGGTAACAACCAACTTGTCGATGCTGTCCAGCATATTGTAGCCAACGATGTTAGCCACAGCAGGGTCAACGTCCGAGAACGCGAACTCGCCCAACTTGCGGGTGTTCAGCACGGTGTTGCCGTACTCGTTCAGGGTAACCGAAACCGTCGAAACGTTGCTAACCGCAACTGCGTCGGGGTCGGTGGTTTCCGTCAGAGCAGTGGTAGCCTGCGCCAGATCGTTGTAGAGTGAGAACACTACAGACGAACCGGGCATAGCCTGCTGCACCGGACGCTTGTCAGCGAGGGCACGGAATTGGGGCTGCGACCGGAGAGCGAACTCAACGTAGCGGTCGTATGCGGCCTTGACAAGTCCTGCCATCGCAGTGGTATCAGTGTATGCATCTGCCATTTTCGATTCACCTCCTTCAGTGAATAGTATGTATAGTTACTTGCGAGGCTATGAAGCCTGCGGCCCAGAAGCAGTACCAAACAGCAACTTGTTCAAAGTCTCTGCACTGTCAGCACCAGCGATCAAACCTGCGATCTGATCTGGGTCATTTGTAAACGGTTGTCCCGATGACTGTGTTTCAGCAATACGGGACAGCGACTGCATCTCAGGTGAGAGTGCTGCCGTAGGCTCACTTGTAGCCTCGCTGGTTTCCTGAATACCAAAGATTTCTCCGTACTCAGACAACCAGTTTTCCACATCTTCCGAAGTGGTAGCATCCTTAGGAATAAGTGCCGCAACCTTTTCCGGCAATCCCTTAGATGCAATAACGTCCTTTACAGAGCGTTCACGGATAGACGATTGCATGCTGTCCAACTGCTCCGCAAGTTCCTTCTTCTCAGCCTGCAACTTCTTGTAAGCCTTGCGAAGTTCTTTCATCGCGTTGCCATCGTTGGCTTCTAGATCGTCGTCGTCCCACTCAAATTCGGACATATGTAACTCCCTTACTATTCATATAGGTGAATCGTTACCCACATCATCAACCGGGGAAGAAGATGATGGCTGTAACTACCGGGCTGTTGCACCGCCAGGGCCGGTCGGTCTGGCTGGGAGTGGACATGCCCCGAATTGAACGGGGGTTAAAGAACTAACGCAGGAATTCTCACCGCGAATTACAATTCTTTCTCACCTGTCATGCCCGTATTCAGTTATATAGAGCGAGGTCGCTTCAGTGCTGCCGACCGGATAGCCGACCTACCACCAAAACGTGCACGTTCACGAGACTGCAAGCCACGAACCTTCTCGCGTGCCTCTTGGTCAAGATCCAGGCGAGACAATGCAGTCTCTTCCTCTGTCAATGTTGTCTTTTCGATATCTGCCAGTCGGCGTGTAGCCTTCTGAATATCGGACACCTCAGTCAATATTGGCTCAATGGCAGTGCCACGAATGTCCTCACCACCACCAACAAACTCACCAATACGCTCAGACACACCAGCACCAAACGTCAAACCGGCACGCTGTGCGTAGCCACCAACAATGGCTGCGTTAGCACGACGCTGGATCTGGGTCGTGGTGTTCTCTGGGTCAAGGACGTACTGCGTCAGTAGTGCTGGATCAATGCCGTAGAACTGTTGCAAACTGTCCCGTACTTCTTGTGGTGTTTCCGCGACAACTCGTTGAGCATCAGTAACGCGATCACGGACCTCATTCACCGACAAAGAAAAATCAGAGACAAGGCTGGCTATGGCATCGTATTCTGTTTGAGTACCAGAAGTACCTAGATAGTCACGAAGCCCAGCCTCACGGAATACCTGTCGATACTGCGTTTCAAGGTTTAGATACTCCGCTTCATTGCGAATATCAGTGATGCCTCTTTGCTGTAAACCTAGTAGACCTTTAAAGCGAGTCTTGTATTGTTCAGTTTGCTTCAGTTTTTCAGCAATAACAGCAGTGTTTCTGCCCCATGTTCGCACCAACTCGTCAACTTGGTCTGCAAGCCCTTCCATGTTGTACTCACGAAGAACTCCAGTTAAGAACGCTTTTGCTGCCTCTCGCTCTGC